GTAGTATAGACTGTATTGACAATACCCGTCGTTTTATTCATAAATGCTCTTGCTTCATTAATTTTTATATTGTTAGTTCCGTGTTTATAAAATATATTAGAATTTTTTAACTCTATCATAAAATAACTATTTGTATTTTCTTTTTCTATTTTAAAAAGAGTCTGTACCGAACTAGATGTCTGTGGTAATCTAAAGCAACCGTAGAAAGCAGAAATGGGACTTTTTATAAAGTCAAAGTTCTTAAAGAATAAGTATCCAGAAACATTATTCCAAGAAGGGTTTGGTCTAAAAGATAAAAAATTTCTTGTATCTGATGACTGTACAAGATTACAGTCCGACAAAAGTTCTTCTTCTGTTTTTGATGATAAGACTATCTCTGGAAGTGGATGAGACAAAACAGAAAGAGATTTATTTACGATTAATGTATTGTCATTAAAAGCCTGATTCCATGAGCCAAGTTTTGGATATGAATAGTTTGATGTATAGTCTGCAAATGAATGATCAATAAAAACAGAGGTTCCGCTATATGATGTATTGATGTTTTCTGGAATGTCAACACCTTGTCCAAAAACAAACCTTCTTTTTGCAACAGCAGTTGCAACTATGTATGGATAAATTCCAACACAGTCTACCTCTATAGGATATATGTCGTCATATGCATAAAACCCTATCCAGTCCTGATCCTTACCGTTTGAGTTTAGCATTGATGGTAAATAAAGAGACTCTGTTAAATAGTTTAAAGAAACAACTTCTTGTCCATTTATTACAAGAGATGCGGTATCTTTACCTACACGCATGTGAACAAGCATTGGCCTTGTCCACTCGCCAACATAGTATGCTCCGTACTCATTTCCTATTTTTAAACCTATTGATGGACCATCAACATATATTCCATCTTCTGAAGCAATTGGCCCAATAATTCTTTTTCTTTCATTGCTATATGAATTTATTCTAAGCCAAGTTTCAAAAGTATATTGTTTAAATTTACCAGCCTCATTTAAAAAACCAGATCCAGGAATTATAAGTGATGGGGTGTTTGTATTTGGATATATGGTTGTAAGTCCAGATGTTCCATAAACAATCGGAATCCCTGAATTTTTTGCTTTAAGCATATTGTCAGAAACCAAATAGTATCCATCTAACTCTTGCAGNCCGTAACATTTTGAGACAACGCCTTTTTGTGGTGAAATAGATATTGTTGATGGTATGTCAATTGCTTGAACACCAAGAGATGTAGATGCAAACTCTTCTGACCATTGACCAAGGCTTATTCCATTTACTAAGAACACATCTTCTGTTTCTGATCCACCAATAAAATTAATCTTAAATACTAGCCTAATATTTGTATCATCTGGAGGAGTGTCAAATGTTTCTGATATAAAGACCCAGTTGCTATTTATTACTGTATCATAATTTTTTAAATGAGTTATGATGTCACCACTTGTTGTATCTGTATATTGATAACCAATCTCAAAGCCAGCGATGTATGCGCTTTCAGAATAAAAATAACCACCTACGGAAAATGTTCTTAAATAAGTATTAAAGTCTCTTAGGCTCATTATTTCATTACTTGTTGCAATTATAGAAGCCATCTCGTTGTCTGTTGGTGTAGCGGTAATTTTACCAACATAACTATTTATAAATGGTTCGTCTACTGACTGGGTATAGTTTTGATATGTACCGCCAACAATTGTCCAATTTGATAAATTTCTTTGTGGTTCTGAAAGTAAAGAAATATAGTCTGCTGTATCGTCTAAAGCCCANANNCCAGTCGGATGCTCAGCAAAGACTTTTTCGGCATATAGGTTTGATGGATTAGACATTATAGGTCTATTTTACCACAAAAGACTACTTGTTTATTTTAATTTCACAGTAATCTGTAGTGCAGTACATCTCTCCTTGAGCCTCAAGATTTTCTGCTCCATCATAAATAGCAGCAAAATCAATGTGCTTTAATTTACCAATATACGATTCGTATTGCTCTTCAGTAATACCTGTGTATGGTTGCTGTGGATAAACTGTATTTCCCATTGGAAGGAATGATACAGCCTTTAGTTGTCCTTCGTACATATTGAGTGCTGGAACAATATGCTTTGACTCTGTTTCTTTGTCAAATGAAAGTGTCACAGAAACGCCATTGTCAGACCAATACTTCTGAGCAGTTGCAGCAAGTGCAATCTTCTCAAACAAAGTAACATCCTTTTCAGATCTTGGATGACCTGACTTAATTGGGAAATAAACTACCGATGTATTTGCTGATACAACGTCATCCTCAATTGTGTACCCTGCTGCTTTGAACAGGTGAATCATTGGATCTGTATTTCCAAATCTAACGGCACGTAGGAAGAACTCTCCTCCAGGTCCCCAGTGAACTCCAGGAGTTGCACCAGAAAGAATTGAAACTGATCCTGATGGCTTAACGGTTGTTACACGAATTGATTCACGAACACATAGCCATTCTGAATACTGATGGTCATAATGACGAATCTTGTTATAACCCTCATCCATCCATTCACGAACAATTGGCAAACCCTTTTGATCTGCAAATGATGCAATACCTGTAAGTGATGTACCAATACGACGGTTGCGTTGCATGATACCGTTTGTTTGTGGCCAGTGTGTTGGAACAAGTGTTACAGTCTTTCCATATAGGTATGCAAACTTCAGGGTACGCAGGAAGTCTTCCTTAGATTCATGACGATTTAAGTGCACTTCTACAAGCGTACATAATTCGTATGATTCTAATGGCTGCTCCGCACATGGGTTAAATCCCATCACACGATAATCCTTACCGTCTGGCGCATCCTTTAGTCGTCCATAATTACGGGCAACATCAAGCCAGATAAAACCTGGCTCTCCGTTTTCTGTAATTAAATCTACATAGTCTTCGTACTTTGTTCCTACTTCTGCTGAAATAGAATTATTAGACATCCAAGCCCAGCCTGGATTTTCTGGATCAAATGAGTTACGCTCTGGAAATAGTTCTGAATTCTTTAGATTCATAAATGTTTCATCCCCAGCATTTCCCAAAGCAAGAGTTGCTGAGCGTCTTACGTTACCTGATACCACACAGGTACCGATAAGGTTTACCAAGTCTACGATAGCACGAGAGTCTAGTGTTTCACCCGCTCTGGAGCCGATTACACGGTCTATATGGTCGTGTAACTTGATAAGGGGTGCAGGTCCTGATGCAACGCCTCCAAAGCCCTTAATAGGGGCTCCTAGAGGTCTGATCAAGTCGTAGTTAAATTTCTGAATACTTTGGTTTGCTCTGAGATATGAGTTGATAAGAAGTCTAACTGACTCGACCCATCCTTCACGAGTGTCTGGGATTTCGAACACCTGTTCAGGTTCTGTTGGGGCATAGATTGAGAAATTCTTATCCTGTCCTACTGTATCAAACCCTACACCAATTCCAAGCATAAGGGCGTCCATAACCCAAGCAAATAGGGCTCCTGGATCGTTCTTGTCAAGGTCCTTTGTAGATACCATTGCACAGTTTTGAAGCGCTGCTGAGTTCTTCTTCTCCATAGTCATAGGGGTTCCAAATGCCCACATACCGCGACCTGGTGGAGTCCACTTTAATTCAAACATTCTTTGGAATGCTTCTTGTGCAGACTTCTGAGCCTTGTAGTCATTCCAAGGCAACCGATTTTCTTTAGCATGATTCTTTTGTACTGAATACATACCCTCGATTACACGCCGACAAACCTCATGCCATCTTTCTTTAGTTCCATCTTCCTTCATACGGGAGTAAGTACGAATAAAAGTAATTTCTCCAAGTGAATTTTCTGCTGCATCCTTAAACCCAAATGGGCTTTCTTGGTTTTTGTACTTTTCTACGAAGTCCTCTGGAAGTTTAAAACTAAAAAAATCTGACATGTGTATCGTCCTTTCAAAAACGGAATAGTCTTAAGTATAGCAGAGTTTTATAAAAAGCAAAACTCTCAATGTGTTCTCAATAGTTATGCTTAAGAAAAGTTCTTTTTTTCCCAGGCTATATTACGATAACCATTTGGGAAAAAAGCATTTTTACGTCTTCTTTGGTCCATAACCTGTTCTGCATTGTGATCTACTCCAAGGCTCATTTTCCAAGATTCTCTTTTAAAAGGAATAACCTGCAATATTGGAGTTCCCTTTTTTATAACTCCTTCAAAATTTTTTTCTAAAAAGAATACATTTCTTGAAGCAGGAAGAAATTTATCTGTATCTATTACTGCTTCTACTGCTCTTATTGGAATATTTGATTGATGTATTGGGGACGTAAATAATGTGCTGTATCCTTCAGGAGTTTTTGTCATCCACATAGGCATAATCCTAAGTAAGTTGTCTACATAGATATTAGGTTTAGATGGATAGTGAGATACTTGTTCTGAAGAATGCCAACTAATTAATATGTCCTTTATACTAGAAAACTCTTCATCCACACTCCACTCAACTTGTTCATTTTTAGTATTGATATATAGATCAACTGGCATAAGAAACAAATAGCCCATAGTCATTGCATCAAAGATTGGCAAACATTTTTTTATGGTTAGGTTTTCATTTCGGTCTTCACCCTCTTTGCTAAAAGATGAAGGTTGTGCCTTGTACCAAGATGGTGCTGTTTCTTGTGCAGATATTGGAGGTGGAAAAGAAAAGTTGACCTGAGAATGTCTTAATGGCAATTCAATAAACTCTATTATATTTTCTGACATTTATAGGATCCTTTCAAAAACGAAACAGTTTAAGTATAGCAGAGTTTTGAAAAAGCAAAACCCTAAAACTTTTGACTAGACTTTTATTTAATTAATTTTTTTGCCATTCTTCTTTTTGAATAGCCTGCTGCCTTCTAACTTCTTTTTCTTCTTCGTCCCACCTGTCTAAAGTTTCCTGACTATATGAGGCATCTTCGTAATCCCAGAAAGAAACCATGGTATATCTTGTTCCATCTAATATTTCACTTACGCCGTGTATATTTTCTAATCCTCCTGGAAAAACATAATATGAGTAAGCGTTTGGCTTAAATGAAAGATACGGATCTTTCCATATTGGAACTACCTTTCCATACATATCAACATTTTCAGACTTTTCATCGCTCTCTTCAACAAAAAACAAATTGCCTCCAGAATAATTATCATTTAAATATAAAATACCAACATACTTGTTAATCTCAAAAGCATTTGGATTTCCTTCAAAGTCAGAGTTATCTGAATGGGGTGAGGCAAATCCTCCAACATCCCACTTTTGTGCATGAGAGGTATTTGCTTTAACTTTTCTATCAAAGACTAATTCAACAGCATCTTTAAACTTTTCTCTCAAATCTTCAAAAAAATTATTGGTTAGTCCATTTTCTATTAATGTTGGATCATTTGGAGATAATCCCATTCCAGAAGAACCATAAAACGCTATGTCTCCCCAATTATCTCCTTTTGACTCAACATAGGATATGATTCCTTCTGCTGTCTCTTTATCTACAAAGTTTGGAATTTCTACAATTCTATTATCTGTTATTCCAAGAACACCCTTAGTGTTTTTTTCATCTTTTAAGTATATAAAATTTTTTTTGTCTAAGTTATCAATTATCATTGATTTTCTCCTTATGGGATAGTATAGTAAAAAAGAATGGAATAACATATCTGATTCCACTTTTAATTTCACTAACACCGTGAATATAGTTCATGTCTCCTGGGAAAAAATATGCAGACCCTGCTTTTGGTTTAAAACTGACATCTTGATTTGGAAAATATAACTCTCCGCCCTCATAATCATTATTTAAATAAAACAGTCCAGCAATATCGTACCAAGGAAAATCATTAGGCTTTCCAGCATTTTCGCCTTCGTGTAACTCTTTATCTGCATGTGGTCTTTGTAGTTGGCCAGGTAGCCAACGAACAATTGCAGTACTAGTTGGAAAAGCATCTACACTAAAAAAATCATCTACTTCTTTTTTTAATCTTTTTTGTAAAACCACTATGGCTGGATTAATTCTTGTATCTTTTTTATCTAAAGTAAGTTGAGTTGCTACTCTATCGTCCCAATATTTTGAGTCATATATAACAGTTCCTTCTTCATTATAGTGTGTTTCAGTTATATCCCATTCAGTTATATCTCTTGCTTGACTTGATAAAAACTGTAACTCTTCTTCTGTCATAAAGTTATCTCTTGACTGTATCATAGACTTATCGGATCCAAAATGTCCAGACTTTGTTATAGATACCCTCTCGCTTGGACCATTATTAGAAAATTCACTATTGTTCATAAAATTATTATACCAGTATATCTACTCATACTTTCTTGGCTCCCAAACATTATTCTTGTATATTCCTCCGTCTGGTTTTCTATAGATACTTGCATTTTCCATTGCCTGCTTCATTAATTCCATTGCATCATTTTCTTCTATAATATCAGAAACCCAATTCTCTCTTTTAAATGGGATAAGTTGTGTATATGGTGTTCCTGCTGGAATAACACCTTCAAAACCTTCTTGAATAAAAAATGGCAAAGATCCAGGAAGATGAACCTTATCATTATCTATAATTCCACTAGTAACTAAGAACGGCAACTCAAACCTATTAAACGGTTGAGAGTATAGAGCGCTGTAACCTTCTGGAAGTTTTATCTGCCAATCACATGTAAGTGCAAAGTGTTCTTTATAGTATCCATGAGGATGCTCAAACTGTGCCATCTCTTCTCTTACCTGAATAAAATCTTGATACTTTTTATTCAATACCCTGTGTTTTAGGCCAGACTCTGTCATATAAAACTCAATATCACATGGGGTGTTAAGCGAATATCCAGTCCCCATTATGTCAAATATTGCTGGGCAGGCTTTCCATGTAGGAATTTTTCCATTGTCTGGACCTATAACAAAACTTTCATCTACAGTAGACTTTAGAAATCTGTCAGCCTTTCTAAACCAATCTGGTATAGTTTTTATTATTGGCCTTGGAACAGAGTTGCTATCTTTTGATAACCATATCTTATTTGCTGTAAATGTTATTTTGTTGATATCCAATTATATACTTCTTTCATCTTTAATAGATAGTTTTATGCTTTTTAGTTCATGACTACCTGTTTTTTCTCCAAGGTGATTTACGGCATCCCTATAGAAGTTTGTCCAAGATCCAGATTGCGTTATTTCTGCAGATCTTGATCCATAGTCAGACAGTTTTGTGTGAAATTCATTCCCAAAATTTTCTGTTTTTAATACAAAAACAGTATCCTGAATAGATTTTAGACTTATCGGAAGTATTGAAACAATTGGAGTATTTGCAGGTATTGTGATAACCTCATTTGCTTTTGTTATTTTCCAGGCATATGGTATTGGTGGAGATAAAACAGAAGTATTTATGATTGTTGTAAACCCTTGAACACCGTCAATAAACTGGTTTGGAACTGGCATAAGCAAGACGCTAACGCTTTCTTTTGTTCTAAGCCAAAGACCAGTCTCAAAACTTATTGTTGCGTTTGCTCTGTTAGTAGAAACAAACCTTTCTCCAGAAAGAACCTTTACATGCCCTTGCTCAGAACTATCATTTCCATCCCAGATAAAAGATATATCTTCAGGAAAAGAAAATGTCCAGCCAAGTGTGTTTGAAAGAGATACTGGCAAACACCTGTACGCATGCTTTTCAAATGTTTTATCCATCCAGTCTCTATTAGGTGGAAGTGTTGAAAAGTTTATGTGAGCATTACCTGACTGGTAAATCTCTATCTCCAACTTAGTCTCCAGTTTCTTGGAACATTTCTGGTCTATGGTACTTTGCACTGTGGTCAAGCATAGTAACAATAGAATACTTTGTTCCTGAATGAACTGGCATCGCTCTATGACTATACATGTAGTTTGATGGGAAGATATATAGATCTCCAGCCTGTGGCTTTATCACTAGTTGTTGGTGTCTAAAAGAAAGTTCTCCACCCTCATAGTCGTCATTTGGGTAAGCAACCAAAGAAACTGTACAGTTATATGAAGATCCATGATCATGATGGTACTGAAAATGCTTTCCTTCTGTATACTTTACAAAATTCATTGCTTCCCAATATCTTAACTCACCTATGTTAAAACGTCTTTGATAATCATCAACTGCTAGTTTTTGTCTGTCATAGCAGTCTTGCCAAAGTTCTTGAAGTTTTACAGAGTCTGCTGACAAATCACTTTCAATGTCTGTTTTTTTAAACTTAAAGTCTTCGCAATCTCTATAGTTTGGCATAAGTTGCTGATATCCAACATATGCTGGTCTCCAAATGTAACCGTTATCTTCTTTGTTTAAGACTTCTTCTAGTCTTTGAATTGCATTTAACTCTTTGGTTATTACATTTCTATAAACAAATATACCACTTCCTAAATCTTCTACAGATGTCCAAGACTTTTTAGGATTGGCCGTAACTTCTTCTTTATTATTCATAATATACCTTTCTCTCTATTCTTTATGATGAATGTCGTTATAGTCTGTCATTATTACTACAGAATACTTTGTTCCTTCTGTTACTTTACAAGATGAGTGCTCATATACAAAGTTAGATGGGAACAAAATTATATCACCTGCTTGTGGTTTGATCTTGATATTGTGTCTAGGAAAATCTATTTCTCCACCTTCGTAATCATCATTAAGATAAATAACAGCAGAAATGGTACAGGTGTAATATGGACCATGATCTGCATGAATCTTAAAATATTCTCCTGGCAAATACTTTACAAAATTAAAAGCCTCTTTATATTTTACTTGCAGGTGCCATAAAGACTCGTAATCCCTTAAAGACTTATCTAGATAATTTTCAACTTCTTGATGTATGTCAAATAAATCTTGATTAAACTCAATAATCTTACCTAAATTTTCTCTCTTGTACTTTAGATCAAAACAATTTCTTACTGCATCTATTTTTTCTGTATCATTTACAGTTGCAGAATTCCATTTAAATTCATTTTTTTCTTCTATTACTTTTTCAAGTTTTGATATTATATCTAATCCTTGACTAACGCTAAAGACATTTCTATATAGATTAATTCCATAGTCTAAATTGATTACTTCTATTCCTTCTGAAATTATTCTTTTTTCTATCCTATTTTTTGATAACTCAACTCTTGGCAAGTCTATCCAACTTATATCATTTTTCATTTTTACCATTTTCCTATAGGGCAAGAGGCATCTTGTAACTTTGTTTTTGCTGCCATAAAGCAACCGCACTTTTTACATGTGGTTGTTAGTTTTATAAATTCAGGACATGACCTACAAATGTCAATTCTTGTGTTTTTTTCTTCTTCTGAGACATACTCAGTGTTTGAATCTAAAAAATCCCAAGGTCTTGTTTCCCCTAGATTTTTTTTATATTGCTGCCAAGGAGTTAATTCTTCTGACATTTTCTATTCAACTTCCACTTCTTTGTAAATAATTTTTGGATTGCTTTTTGCTGCTGCAATTATTACATCATTGTCTGAAGAGCCATGACACCAAGACATACAACCAGTTACAGTGTTATTTACTAAAAATGAAATAGAAGTATAGTCACTGCAAGTAAGATGTATTTTTTGTGTGTCAAGATTGAGATTGTCAACTCCGTCTAATTTAAAAGTTTTTCCATCCCAAATACTTCCTCTTTTTGGTATATATCCTAAACTAGTTATATCTAAAATTAAAGGATTGTTTTCTAGACCAAACATTTTTCCCTCATATCCTTCATAAGGGTTTTTGTTTTCATCTAGCATTAACTTGTAAAACAAAACCTTGTCTCCGTCTAGGTCAAAGTAGTAATGTTTTTCAAAATTCATTTATAAATCTCCTTATTGGTACTATCTACAAAACAATTGTACCATAAAAGTGTTTATATACGATCTTCTGTTTCTACTTCTTTTTTATCTAAAATATCTAAAGAATATTCTTCTTTTAAAATTTCAGATGTATTCTGATCTACTTTCCAAAAGTATGACTGACCATCTTTAATAAACTTAATAAGAATGCCACCATTGCTTGTTGTAAACTCTGGATCTTCTGTGTAGTTCTTGTAGAATAGCAAATCATGAATCTGCTTATCCATATCAAGAGAAGATGATTTTTCTCCGAATGATATGCTAACTGTGTATACTGTAGAATTATTCATTTTTTTCTCCTTTTATTTTATTCATATTTAGCAGTAGTCCTCATAATTTGCACTTGCTGGTACTGAGAAACAATTTGGACAACAGAATGTCTGGAAACTTGGTCCAAATGATGGGCAGAATCCTGGGAAGAACGGACAGAATGATGGACAAAATGATGGACAAAATGATGGACAAAATCCTGGGAAGAACGGTGGGAAGAACGGACAGAATGATGGTGGGAAGAATGGGAATGATGGTGGGAAGAATGGTGGGAAGAATGGTGGGAAGAATGGTGGTGTTGTTGTAACGCTGTTAGATGCTGCAGATACTGTAGAGTTACCGTTAGCATTTGTTGCATAAACGGTATATGTCTGAGCAGTACTTCCTTCTTGGGTTACTGTTGTAGAGGTTGCATTAAGTGTTGCACCCTTACTATCAGAAGATGCCCAAGTATAGTTAGTGATTGCTTTTCCACCGTTTGCAGGTGCTACCCAAGTAACTGTATCTAAGTTGACTGCTGTTGTTGCAGTTGGTGCAGCAGGTGTGGCTGGAACAGTTGTTGCTGTTATTGCAGCAGATGCAGCAGATGCTGCAGATGTTCCTGAAGCATTTGTTGCTGTAACTGTAAATGTGTAAGATGTATTAGATAAAAGTGCTGCAACAGTTATTGGTGATCCTGAACCTGTTCCAGTATATCCTCCTGGAGAAGATGTAACTGTATAAGATGTTGCTGCTGGAGAATCTGCTGGCAAAGAAAAAGAAACTGTTGCTGCTCCATTATTGAATGAGCGAGCAGTTCCTACGTCTGTTGCTGTAACGCCTGTTGGCGCTTTTGGTTCTAAGAAGTCATTCTGTTGTAGAGACTTCGATCCTAATTCTTTCTTTGCCATTTTTTTTCTCCAATTTCTTTTCTTATTTTTTTATGCTGTTAGGTCTCCTACGATTACCCATGTGTTAGTTGCTCTCTTCATAAGAGTTGCAGAAGACCACTGTGTACGTAGTTTAAATCCTGGAGTAGCATTAATAGTTACTCCTGATGCTGCAGCGATAGTTACCTGACCTGCACCAGTCTGTAGGATATCAATAGATGACCCTACTGGGTAAGCAACAGTTGCATTTAACGGTATAGTTACTGTTACTGCTGTTGCCTTATTCATTTCAATAAGTGAATCTCTTTCTGAAAGTGCTGAAAGAGTGTAGGAATCTGTCTTTTGGATAATAGGTGTCCGTGAAGGAACGCCTTCCATTGTCTGTGTTCCGTCTGTGAACGCTATACCCTGTGCAGCAACTGTTACGACTCCTGTAAATGTTGGTGTTCCAACAGATGCCTTTAGGTTAAGCGCTGTTTGAGTTGCTGTTGATACTGGCTTATTAGCATCTGATGTATTGTCTACGTTACCTAGACCAACCATTGTAGAAGTAATTCCTGCAACAGTTCCTGTAAATGTAGGTGAAGCAAGATTTGCCTTAAGATTAAGAGCAGTTTGTGTTGCAGTCGATACTGGCTTATTGGCATCTGAAGTATTATCTACGCTACCAAGTCCTACCATTGTCGCTGTTACACCAGATACTGTACCAGTAAATGTTGGGCTTGCTATTGGTGCCTTTAAAGCAAGTGCATTTGTTATTGTTGCTGCATAGTTTGCATCATCACCAAGTGCTGCTGCTAATTCGTCAAGAGTATTTAGTGCTGCTGGGGCTGATGCGATTACTGCATTTACCTGTGATGTTGCATCTGCGATTGCTTCTGACTTAGCAGTTGCAATTGCTGTAGCCTGTGCTGTTGAAACTGGCTTTGCTGAGTCTGCTGTATCATCAACATTTCCAAGTCCTACCATTGCCTTTGTGATACCAGCAACTGTGCCAGTAAATGTAGGTGATGCTATAGGAGCCTTAGTGTCTATCTGTGTTTGAATTGCAGATGTAACTCCATCTACATGATTAAGTTCTGTAGTAGTGATGGTTGCACCATTAAGAATGCTTAACTCTGAATAGTTAACATCTCCAATAATTGTTGTTGAAGGAAGTGTTACTGTTCCTGTGAAAGTTGGCCCTGCAAGGTTAGCCTTTAACTGTAGAGCAGCAACTGCTGTGTTAGATAGAGGCTTGTTTGCATCTGAAGTATTATCTACTTCTGGTAGACCAACATCGTTTTTAACTAAACCAGTAGGACTGGTTATTGCTGGATATTGTAATGTCTTGTTTGTCAAAGATTGAGATCCTGTCAAGGTAACAAGAGAAAGTGTGTCTGTAATTCCGTGTACTGAAGATGTGTCCTGGCTATGATCTTGGATTGCACTTGAAACATGAGAAG